AGCCTGTGGAACGCCGCCAAAGCCTTTCTGGACAGCCGGCGGGCAGAAGACGGCACGCTCTCCGCGGAAGATTCTGCTACCTACGAAAAGATGGAAGCCGATGTCATCCGCATGGGCAAGGAGATTGAGCGCCTGGAACGGCAAGAAGTTCTGGACTTGGAGTTTGACCGCCCGACCAGCCGCCCGCTGACCTCTGCCCCCGAGACGCTGAAGGACAAAACCAAGCATGGCCGCGCGTCCGACGAGTACAAGAGCGCTTTCTGGCGGGCTATGCGGGACAAATCCGTTTCGTTTGAGGTACTGAATGCACTTCAGATTGGTGCTGACAGCGAAGGTGGACACCTCGTCCCGGATGAGTACGAGCGCACGCTGGTGGAGGCGCTTCAGGAAGAGAACATCTTCCGCGGTTTCGCGCACCTCATTCAAACCAGTTCCGGTGACCGGAAGATCCCCGTCGTGACCAGCAAGGGCACCGCGTCCTGGATTGAGGAAGAGGCCCCATATCAGGAGAGCGACGATGCTTTCGGCGCGGTTTCCATTGGCGCGTACAAGCTGGCAACCATGATCAAAGTATCGGATGAACTGCTGAATGACTCAGTCTTTGACATCGCTGGTTACATCGCCAAGGAGTTTGCCAGGCGCATCGGTGCGGCAGAGGAAGAAGCCTTCATTGCAGGGAACGGCACAGGCAAGCCGACTGGCCTGCTGCATGCCACCCTGGGCGCTCAGGTTGGTGTGACGACTGCTGCAGCCACTGCAATCACCTTTGATGAGGTGATGGACCTGTTCTACAGCCTACGCGCCCCCTACCGCCGCCAGTCTGTGTTCCTGATGAACGACAGCACGGTCAAGGTTCTGCGCAAGCTGAAGAACGGTGCGGGCGACTACATTTGGCAACCCTCCATCACGGCAGGTACTCCGGACAAGGTCCTGAACTGCCCGGTCTACACTTCGTCCTTCGTGCCGGCTGTCGCGGCTGAGGCGAAGACCATCATCTTTGGCGACATGGACTACTACTGGATCGCGGATCGTGAAGGCAGAAAGTTCAAGCGCCTGAACGAACTTTATGCGCCGACTGGCCAGGTAGGTTTCCTGGCGTCGCAGCGGGTTGACGGAAAACTGGTGCTGCCGGAAGCTGTCAAGGTACTTCAGCAGAAGGCCTAATCAGCCTGACTAGATGATTATGCAGGGGTTGTTCAGGTGAGCAGCCCCTGCTTCTTTGGAGGAAAGAGAATGAGTGATACCCATAACACCCGGAACTATGCCGCGCACGGCGGTGGCGAATGGGTTATCGGCGGGAAGCTGACGGTCCTACAAGGCGCAACCGTGGAGGGGCTGACCTCCACCACGGCACCTGCCAGCGCAGAAGCACTGGGCGGTATCAAGGCGGCAGCCAAAGCGGTGACAGATACCGTGGAGGCGAAGATTGGCGAGGATGCCAAGCTGTATGTACCTACGTACCCAGAAGACTATGTGCTTCCGGCCGCAGCAGCGGATGCCCTGGGCGGTGTGAAACTGGCGGAGAACCAGGCCGACAGCACGGCCTCAACCATCGCAGCCCTGAACCTTGAGTTCAATGCCCTGCTGGTCAAACTGAAAGCAGCCGGCATCATGGCCCCTGACGTAGAAGGCTGATGAAAGGAGAACAGCATGATCCTGACGGTGGAGGAAGCGAAGGCGCATCTGCGCTTACAGCATGAAGAAGAGGACGCGTACCTGGCTTCCCTCCTCCTTCAGGCGCAGGCTGCGGCTGAGGACTACTGCCGGGTGACCTTTGATGAAACGGCTCCGCAGGCTGTGCGTCTCGCGGTCCTGCTCATGGTCAGCCACTACTACGAGAACCGGGATAACCCGGACAAGCAAATCTACATCACCATGCGGATGGCGTTTGAGAACCTGCTTTACCCGCACCGGGACCCGGAGAAAATGTTCTAACCCATGTGAAGGAGGTGAAACAAGATGCGCGGCTATAAGAACTTTGAGAGCGACCCGCATCCGGGAGACCTCCGCCACCTGGTAGAGGTTGGCTACACAGAGAACCTGATCAATGAGAATGGCTATCCCGACCCACAGGATATTGTGATCTGCCGGGTCTGGGCGGCCACAATCGACGCGGGCAACCAGCACTACCGGGCCGCGGACGTGATGAACGCGGAAGCGGTGATCAACTTCACCATCCGTTACCGGACGGACATCAAGCCTGGCATGTGGGTGCGCTTCCGCGGTGAGAAGTGGTACATCTCCACCTTGGGCGAGTATGCATTCAAGCGCAAGTACCTGGGCCTGAAAGCCTCCACCTCCAAGGGGGTGAGTGGATGAAGCGGGTCCAGCAAGCCCTGTCCAGCCTGAGCATTCCTGTGTTTGCGGGGATCTGGCGGGCGACGTCCAGCAACCCCATCGCGCCGGATCAATACCTGGTGTACTCCACCACCACCCGTGAAGAAACACACTTCGATGATCGGGTGATAGCTACCCGCACCTTCGTGTACCTGAACCTCTGGAGCGCAGGAGACCCTACCCCGACCGCGGACCTGGTTCGTAACGCTATGTATGCCGCTGGCTTTGGCATGGTGGAGGAAACTGACCGCGGCTATAACGAGCCGGCCTATGACGTGGGCACGCGCATGTACACGGTGCATTGGACCTGGAGCCTGTACGAGGAGGTGCCCCGTGGCGATTGAACTGCGCGGCTTTGATGACCTTCGGGATGACCTGATCAACATGGCGGCTGCCTTGGAACAGGGACCCGGCGTGACCCGCGCGCTCCAGGCAGGCGCTGTGCCCATTGAGGAACAGATGCTGCACAACGCGTCCACGGACCCCAAGATCATCTCGGGCGATCTGCATGATTCTATCCGAACCGGCGGCGTGAAGAAGAAACGCGAAGGCGGCAAGCGCATCACCATTGGTGTGCACCACTCAGAACGTGGTGCATTTTACAGTAACCCGGTCGAGTTCGGGCATGGCGGACCAGCGCCAGCGCCCGCCCATCCCTTTGTCCGGCCTGCCTTTGACGTGAAAGCGCCGGAGGCTTTCGAGGAAATGAAGCGCGTCCTGCGGGACGAAATATCCAACACATAAAGGAGAATATCTATGCCAGCAACCGCATCGCCCGCCGTGTCCAGCACGGTGGGTCTTAAAAACATGGTTATCGCGCCACTGACGGTGGACACGGAGACCACCATCACTTATGGCGCTCTGCAACTGGTCGCCGGAGCCATCGAAGCGACCATCACCCCGGAGAATACCGATCCTGAAATCCAGTACGCGGACGACATCGAGTTTGACGTGCTCTATCCGGATCCGGAACTATCCTTCAAGACGAAGATGGCAGACATCCCGCTGTCCATCCAGGAAGCCGTTTTCGGCAATAACATCGATGATAATGGCGTGCTGGTGCGCGCCGCGGTGGATAAGCCCCCGTATTACGCGGTGGGCTTCAAGTCTGAGAAGTCCAACAGCAAGTACCGCTTCGTGTGGCTCTACAAGGTCCGGGCGAAGCCGGTAACGGAGACCTACGCCACCAAGGAAGGCGGCACCGTCACCCGCCAGACCGGAGAGGTCGAGTGGACCGCCATCAAACGCACGCACGATGGTCTGTATCAGGCGATCGCGGATGAGGGCGAGAACGGCTTCACGACCGCCATGGGCGCAACCTTCCTGGAGACTGTGTACGACCCAACCTTCACGGTGACGCCGTAACGACCTATAACATGAAGCTACCGCTCAGTTCAGTGCTGGGCGGCAGCTTCTTGATGAAAGCGAGGTGATCCCATGGTGACCTGTACCCTGGGAGACAAGAAATACAGCGTGGACTTCATCTCCGGGCGCGCGCTCCGGGAAATGGAACCGGCTTCGAAGATGTATGGGAAGCTGGTCGCCCTGTCCAAGGCGGCTGTGGAAGGTCAGGACCTTTCGGATGAGAAACTGACCATTCCAGAAGCCCTGGACACGATGGTCCAGTGGTTCTGCATCCTGTTTGGAGGGCAGTTTTCGCCTGACGACGTCTATGACCACTACCCGGCCGACCGCCTGATGCACGATATCGCGCTGGCGGTCATGGCGGTGCAGACACAGACGACCGAGGTGCTGGACTCTTTTCCTACGAAACCGGTAGCACAGGAAGCGGAGGAGATCCTGGAGAGCCAGACACCCTGACGCTGCCGGAATACATCTATGCGACCTTCAACACGTTGCTCAAGTCGGGATGGCGAATGAAGGAGATCGATGAGATGGACATGCTGGGCTTCCTGCAGGTACGCGCCTGGGACGCGCGGCGCGAACACATCAGCCAGGAGCCGAAAGCGGCCTTCATTGATCAGGTGTGGCCCAACATGAAGTAAGGAGGTGTTCCCATGAGCGAAGTCCTGCGCGAGTTAGTGGTCGCGCTGTCACTGGACAGCGACAATTTCTCCAGAAACCTGCGCACCATCAACCAGCAGATCAAGGAAGCGGAGAGCACCTTCAAGCTGGCTGGCGCTGGGGTCACCAATTTCGAGAAGTCCATCCAGGGCACGGAAGCGCGGCTCGCCCTGCTGGGCAGCAAGCAAAAGGAGCAAACCCGCGCGGTCGACCAGTATTCGCGCGCGCTGGTACAGACAAACCAGAAATTGACCGACTCCTTCTCCCGGCAGGAGAAGATGAAGCAGTCCCTGGAGCAGGCACGGGCGGAATATGAACGGCTCAAGGGTGAGGTGAATGCTGCAGGCCAGTCCTACAACCGGCTGCGCGCCTCCCTGGGCGATACCGATTCTGCCACCATTGCCGCTAAGCAGAACCTGGAGCTTTTTAAGGCAGAGAGTCTGGCAGCTCGTGATAAAGTGAAGCTGCTGGAAGGGCAGATCAAGTCCAATACCAAGACTCTGCAGAACAATGCTGACGCGGTGT